CGTTTACAAATACAATAACCCCACGAACAACGGCGTCATCGCTCCCGACAACACTGGCGTAGTGTCTGTCAGCCAACAAGTCACCTTCTCCGGTGTCAATGCTGCTGGTGCTATTACCACTTACGGCACTGGTAGCTCGTCTACCACGCAAGATCCTGTGTGGGTCCCCGCTGGTGCTGCTATCACCAACATCCGTTTGTTTGAAACCACAGCTCCCTCGGCTTTTACTGGCATGGTTATTACCGTTGCTGTTAATGGCACTTCTGTTGGTACTATTACTCCCACCACCACTGGCGGCGTGATTTCTATTGCGTTCACAGCTACTGCAGCAACTGCAGCTTTGTTGGCTAACGTGGGTACAAGCGACGTTCAAGTTACTTTCACAGTTGGCACTACTTCTGGCGTTACTGGCACTTTGGCCGGTATGTTCGATATTAGCTATTCTGCTCGTAACTTTGACGGTTCGGTCACCAACGTCGGCCAAGGCTACACCAACCAATAATTAATTACCTTGGGGGCCTTGTGCCCCCGATTTAACTTATAAGGAATTAATTATGGCTTCAAATCTCGTTTCAAATCTTCAGCAACACCCTTCAATTATGCCCTCTGTTACTGTGCAGGGGGCATATGAGCCATTTGATTTACAAGTAGCTCGTAATCAAATTGCGGGACATCAAACTGTTAGCATTTTTGGTTATCAGGCGTCTGTTGGTACTACACCAATTCCAATTTGGGAAAATGCTTCAACTTATACTTTTCCCACATCAGCATCTACCCTGACTCTAGTTAGTACTTCTACGTTGGATAATACCAGCGCATCGGTCCTTATTAGTGGTTTGGATGCTAATTTTAACCCCATTTCAGAAACGTTGTTTTTGAATGGAACTACGGGTGTCACTACGGTTAATAGTTATTTGCGTGTTAATAGTTTGGTTATGGTGTCTCCAGGCACTAGCCAAGCTACAAATGTTGGTATTATTACCATCAAGCAAAGCACTAATACTTTGGCTCAAATTAACGCTGGCGTTGGTAAATCACAAAGTACAGTTTTTACTGTGCCAAATGGTTATACTTTCTATTTAGATTTGGCAGAAGTCAATACTTCTAATAGCTACACTGGCAGTACAATTGTTACATATCGTGTTCAAGCGTTAAACAACGTGACCGGTGTTCAATTAACTGTGTTGCAACAACCTTTTGTTTCATTGTATTCAGCTAATCGTGCATCGGATCCTTTTGCATATACACAAAAAACCGATATTCAATGGCAACTTTCTGCAAGTACAGGAACTATTGCGGCTGGTGTTATTGTAACTGGTAAGTTGATTAAGCTCGACGGTCAAACTGCTTAAATGCCAGTCTACCTTGACACTCGCGCAAACTCGGTTTTATCTATTGCAATTTGCGATAGGTGTAACCGCAAGTTTGCTTATACGGATTTAATGCCGGACCCCAATTTTCCGGGGATGCGAGTGTGCAAGGATGATGTAGATAAGTTTGACCCTTGGCGCTTACCTGCCAGACAGACTGAGAACATTGCGTTGCGCTTTCCCCGTCCTGATGTCAACATTGCATTGACACCCAATGAAATTTTGACAACAGACGGGTATGGTAACAACGCAATTTTCATTGAAGGTGTTCCAAGTGGTAATACTCAGGGCGATTTGAATACAAATAGCACTGCGGCATCAAGCAGCTCTTTGGCTGCAATTATTTATTCTGTGACGCCAAACAATGGTACGAAGTCTGGCGGCACAAATGTAACAATTCAAGGCAATAACTTTACCAACACGACAAATGTGACTTTTGGTAATACGAATGCTACGAGTTTTAGTATTTTGAATTCGACCACGATAACGGCGGTGACACCAGCTTATGCGGTAACGGGTCCAGTTAACGTGAATGTGACAACCTCTTTTAATACAGGAACCCTCTTAGGTGGGTTCACATATAATTAAATGGCTGATCAGTCAATAACCCAACTGCCGGTTGCAAGGACAATCACTGGCGATGAACAGACGGTCATCGTGCAGGGTGGTGTCACAAAACAAGTGCAGGTTAGCCAAATTGCCAACGCAATTTCGCCGGGTAAGCTGATCACAAACGTTGCGTTCGACGTTAATAACGATTTGATTTTTTACTACAGCGATGGCACAACGTCATCAGCTGGTCCAATTCCTGGTTATATTGCTGCAACGGTCAATGGTGCGGGCCACTTAATTTTAACCAATTCAACTGGCAGTCAAACTGATGCTGGTAATGTGGTTGGCCCACAGGGGGCAACAGGCCCAACGGGGCCCGCAGGGCCAGCGGGTGCATCGGCTTCGGTAACAGCCGGAACGACCACTACGGTGTCGTATGGCACACCGGCAAATGTGACCAATGTAGGCACAACCACAAATGCAGTTTTTAATTTCCAGATTCCACAAGGACCGCCTGGTAATAGCACAACGATTCAAGATGATACAAGTACGAATGCAACACGGTATCCTGTATTTGTGAATCAAACAAGCGGTACGTTAACAACTGAATACGTTTCTTCAACTCAATTACAATTTAACCCAGCAACTGGTGGGTTTTCTAGTCCCATCGTAACGGCAGTGGCCGGTATTGGTGGCGGGGCATTTTAAGGAATAAAAATGGCACAGTTAGGCTACACACCAATCCTGTTGTATTCGTCAAGCACTTCTAGCAGCACTCCCAACGCTTCTAGTTTGACCAACAGCACAAGCGGTTCTGAACTGGCCGTTAATATTACGGACGGTAAACTGTTTTACAAGGACAATACCAACACTGTCCAAGTTCTGGCTACTAAAGGCTCTGCTGCTGGCACATTTTCAAGTGTCACGATCACAGGCGGCACGATCAATGGCACCTCTATCGGGGCTACAACGCCCTCTACGGGCGCTTTTACGACGCTAAGTACCACAGGCCTTGCCACACTCAATAGCCTCGCCTTGGGCCTTACAGGCTATTTGTACGGCAATGGTGGCAGCGCAGTAACAGCCAGCACCACAATCCCCACAACAGCATTGTCCGGCACAGTAACCAACGCACAGTTGGCGAACAGCTCAGTTACGATTGGTACGACAAACATTGCGCTGGGTGCGACCTCATTGACATTGGGTGGGTTGACTAACGTAACAGTTACGCAAGATCCTTCATCAGCACTGCAACTTGCCACTAAACAATATGTTGATGCGGCAGTTTCCAACGTTAACTACCATGCAGCCTGCTACTATGCCACAACGGCTGATTTGGGCACAGTTACTTATAATAACGGCGCATCTGGTGTTGGTGCGACAATTACAAACGCTGGTACACAGGCCACGTTGATAATTGATGGCCACACATTTACCTCAACGGATGCGTCGAATGCGGTCCGTATTTTGGTTAAAAATGAGTCAAATGCGGCTTATAACGGCATTTATACGCTGACCAACCAAGGTTCTGGCTCGACAAACTGGGTTTTGACCCGAGCAACAGATTATGACCAAGCTGGTGGCGGTGCTAATGAAATTGCTGCTGGTGATACAACGTTCATTGTTTATGGTACTGTTAATGCCAGCACCCAATGGACCCAAACCACTCCGCTGCCCATTACAATTGGTACAACGGCAATTAACTTTGTCCAAATTGGTAGCGCAACATCTTACAGTGCAGGTACAGGCCTGACACTCATTGGAACCCAGTTTAGCATCACAAACACTGCTGTAACAGCAGGTAGCTATACTTTGGGTAACTTTACGGTCAATGCTCAGGGGCAATTGACTGCGGCGTCTAGCACAGCAACAACTGGTTCTGGTAATGTGGTGTTGGCCACATCGCCAACACTGGTAACGCCCAATTTGGGCACACCCAGCGCTTTGGTGGGTACCAATATTACAGGTACAGCTTCGGGCTTAAGCATTGGTGGTAATGCTGCGACAGCCACAACGGCAACGAATGCGACCAATGTGGCCACTTCAACGGGCACAGCAACAACTAACTATTTGGCTTTTGTAACGGCCACTTCGGGTAATAATGGCGTGACGGTCAACTCTGGGTTGACCTATAATGGAACGTCAAATGCAATTACCGGCGGTATCAACGGCGGAACATTCTAAGGAAAAATCATGGCGGCAACAGGTTATACACCAATTGTTCTGTTTAATAGTGGGGTTACAGGCCACACTCCCACAACATCCAACTTGCAAGTTGGTGAGTTGGCGATTAACTATGTTGATGGTATTTTGTTTTACAACAATGGTACGATTATTAAGACGTTCCAAGGTTCAACGGCAACTTATACTCGCACATCGTTTACGGCCACATCTGGCCAAACTACATTTAGCGTAACTTACACGGTTGGTTATGTAACGGTGTATTTGAATGGTGTTTTGTTGAATGCTTCTGATTATACAGCATCAAACGGGACTTCTGTTGTTTTGGCGGTTGGTGCTGCTACGGGCGACATTGTTGAAACGATTGCTTATAATATTTCTTCTATTGGTACTGCTTCATCTTCAACCAACATTGCTGGCGGTTCGGCAGGTGTAATTCCTTACCAAACGGCATCTAGTACAACATCATTTACAGCAGCGGGCACAACTGGCCAAGTATTGACTTCTGCTGGTACTGGTACACCAACTTGGACAACTCCAGTAGCAGTTGGCACATCTAATACGTGGACAGCAACACAGACTTTTAACGGAACTTCTAGCACTTTTGCTACTGTTCTTTTGAACGCTGCTGAAACTACTACGGTATCGGCTACTGCTGCAACAGGCACGATTAACTATTACATAAATAGCCAATCGGTGCTGTATTACACGACCAATGCGTCTGCCAACTGGACGCTGAACGTAGCGTTTAGCTCTGGCACATCGTTGAACACCGCTATGTCTACGGGGCAGACTGTTACGATTGCGTTCTTGGTGACGCAAGGTTCAACGGCCTATTATGAATCGTCTTTTACTATTGATGGAACAGCGGTAACACCTAAGTGGCAAGGCGGTTCAGCGCCAACATCGGGCAACGCTTCTGGCATTGATGTGTATACCTACACCATCACAAAAACGGCCAGCGCAACTTATACCGTTTTGGCTTCACAAACTCAATTTAAGTAATAGCTATGCCAACGATTATTACTAGCGGCGGCGCTTCAGCAAAAGCATTTGGGTTTGGTGCTGGTAAAGGCGTGTTGCCTTTTAATGGGTTTAATGCGCCAGCCAACATGAATGGCAGCACTACTGTTGCGTTTATGTACTCGGTAACTGCAAATAGTTCTGGATTATTTGTTGCAGTCGGCAATAACAGTGTGAATAAAGCATTATACGCAACATCTTTAAATGGTAGCACATGGACAACTCCCGCCATAATGAATGGAAGTGGAAGTGGACTTATGCTATCTGTTGCTGTTAACAGCTCTGGATTATTTGTAGCCGTTGGTTATGATATTAGCAATTATTCATTATACGCAACATCTTCTGATGGTAGCACATGGACAACTCCAGCGCACATGGGTGGTAGCACTAGCTCTGCCACTATGAACGCGGTTGCTGTAAATAGCTCTGGACTATTTGTTGCCGTTGGCTATGATGGTAATAATTACCCAATATATGCAACATCTTCAAATGGAACCACATGGACAAGCCCAACTTCAATGAATGGCAGCACAAATTCTGTTACTTTAAATTCTATTGCTGTTAATAGCTCAGGTTTGTTTGTTGCGGTTGGTAGAGATAATTCTACTTTGAAACCAGTATACGCAACATCTTCTGATGGTAGCACATGGACAACTCCAGCACCTATTAGCAATACTAATTTTTTTACTCCTAAGTCTGTTACTGTTAACAGTTCTGGATTATTTGTTGCCGTTGGTTATGACAGTAATAGTTATCCAACATACTCAACATCTTCCAATGGTAGTACATGGACAACGCCAGCTTCAATGAACGGAGTCACTACGGCTTACTTTATACTTTCTGTTGCTGTCAATAGTGCTGGATTATTTGTTGCAATTGGTCGTAATAGTAGTTCTTATCCAGTATACGCAAAATCTTCAAATGGTACTACATGGACAACACCGACTTTGATGAATGGTAGTACGAGCATATTTTATGTTCAATCTGTCGCAGCTAATAGCGCTGGTTCATTTGTCACTATTGGTTATGATAGTAATAGTTATCCAACATACTCAAAATCAAATTAAGGTATAAAAATGTACGCAAAAATTTTAAACAACGCTATTGTCAAATACCCATATCAGTGGTATGACTTCAATATTGATAACAACAATACCAACTACGGCACACCGCAACCCGACTTGTTGGAAATTTTCCCTCAAACAGACATTGCCCAACAGGGCTATTCTGTTGTCGCAGTAGCACTTGTAACGCAACCTACGATTGATACAAAAACTCAATCTGTTGCTGAAGGTGCGCCAGCATTGGTCAATGGCGTTTGGACACAGACATGGGAAGTGACAACGCTTTCAGCAGAACAACAAGCCGCATTGACTTCCAACCAAGCCGCATTGGTTCGCCAACAGCGCAACGGCAAACTGACAGCTTGCGATTGGACACAAGTTGCTGATGCGCCAGTAGATAAAGCAGCATGGGCAACATACCGTCAAGCCTTGCGTGACTTGCCTAAAGAAGCTGGCTTTCCTTGGGATATGACTTGGCCTACAGAGCCTAAAGGAGTATAATAATGACTATTTCACGCAATTTATCTATTCTTGCTGAAGGTGCAAGTTCGTCTGGTGTTCTGGGTACAGCTAATGGGGGCACAGGTTTAAATACGATTGGAACGGCCAATCAAGTTTTGGCAGTTAACTCAGGCGGCACTGGATTAACTTATACCACGCTGTCCTCTGGTGGCGGCGGTACTCTTGTCACAGGTAGCGTTGTTCTGACTTCAGCGTCTACTGGTGCTCAATCAATTACAGCGACAGGCTATGGTCAAACTGTTACGTTGCCAAATGCAACTACAGTTAGCAAAGGCGGTAACTTATATAATATTAATAATACAAGCGGTTATCCAGTGACAATACTGGACAACTCCAGTAACATTTTAGGATTTATATACCCTTATTCGGCAGTTAATATTGGCTTGGCAGATAACTCAACAGCGGCTGGTGTATGGAATATTGCCAACGCAGAAATTATTGCGGTAACTGCTGTTTTATATAACTCAACAGTAGCGGCGGGATATACTATTGTAAAAGTTATTGCATTAGATTCAACCAGAGAACTTGTTTTATTAAGTTCTGCTTCAACTTTATATGGCGTTATTTACAACAGTTCTACTCAAACTTTTGGAACTCCAACTTTAATTACAAGCACTTATGGAAGAGTTACTTCTGCCATACTGACAACAACTAATCAAGTGTTGGTTACGGGAAGCGACAATACGACAAATCTAGGGGCTGTTGTTTTAACTTTGAGTGGAACAACTATTACGGTTGGGACTTACGCCACTATTACTGTGGCCGGAACCTATTCTCTTCCAGGCGCAAACAATTTAATAGCTCAAGGAACTTCTTGGGTTTTATCTTTTTATGCTGGCACAGGATCAACTACAGATTATGTTGTTGCATTTACTATAAGCGGAACAACGGTAACAATAGGAACGCCAGTTGCGTTATCTGGAAATGTAAGTAACTATGTTTATTTAACATCTATTAGTAGTTCTGTATTTTTAACAGTTGCTTATAATGGCACAACTACTAATATAACCCCATATTCCTTATCAGGGACAACTATAACGGCTGGTACAGGTACAACAATTACAGCGTTAAGTGGTTTTTATAGAATATTGCCAATCAGCAGTGGTGCAAGATGGGTTATAGCTTATACAAATAGCGGCAATACTGCTACTGTTGCTAATCTTATTAGCGTTTCAGGAACAACGGCTTCCGTATCATCCGCTGTAACTTTAGCAACTACTACAACTTCTATTGGTGTAACTAACACTGACATGATTGTTAGTGGTTCTAAACTAATATTTTTCCAAATAGGTGTTGGATTTCAAATATTGACAGATACTGCTGGGACTCCTAGTGTTGGAACATTTTTAACTTATACGACAGATTCAACAGGAGGTCCTTTTGCCTTAAGTGCGTCCAATAATATTGCAACATTTATTCATGGGGTTAGCGGTTCGGCTGGATCTGTTTACAAAACAAATATTAGTTTTTCTGGTTCTTCTCCAACTATATCAAGCGATGAAGTACTTACCAATTCCGCCACTAATGCCGGTAATAATAATATATCTTGTCCAGGAAGTGGAAGTTCATTTGTTGGAGTTAAACCAGCATCTATCTTGACTGGCACTCTAAGCATATCAGTTAGTCAGTCAACTAATAAGTTTGGTGTTTTTAGTACTTCAGCGACCTTAGCTATTGTTCCAAAATTTACGTTGCCAAATTCAAATAATGTTAGTGCTCCATACAATAATGAAATGTGGACTATTGGCAGTTCACTTTATAGAATTCAATCTATTACATAAGGATTAACATGAATATCTTATATATTCCTGATGGTCAAATATTGGCTATTGGTGATTGCGTGGAGACTGATGATTTGTTGACTTATCCAGATCAGATCGTCCCTAAGCACGTTGTTCCAAGCTATGTCATCGTTGATGTAACTTTGCCTCATGACTTTGCTTACGGAAAATATCTGTATCAAAACAATGAGTTTGTGGCAAACCCCGAATGGGCCAATCCAAACTTGCAATCAACAACCAACTAAAAGGAACTAAAATGTCAGACTTAAAAGATATCGAACAAAAAATTGAAGCTTTGGAGGCTGAGTTGAAAGCCGAAGTGCAAGCCCAAGAAGCAGTTCCTGAGCCCACTCCTGTGGCTCCCAAAGGCACAATTAGCGCCATCGTGCAATTGGCAATCGACCAAGCTGCCGAACGACTAAAGCGCGAAAAAGGTTTGTAAGTCATGGATATCCAGTCTCTTATCAACACAATCATCCCAATCATTTGCGTGGGACTGGGTTGGTTTTGCCAACAAATCTGGAACGAAGTTCAAGAAATTAAGAAGGAACACGGCTATTTCAGGGCAGACATTCCTTCTAAGTATTTGCGCCGCGATGAGTTTTTTGATCGTTGGGATGAGATCATTACTCTTCTTCATCGTATAGAAGACAAGCTCGACAGCAAAGTAGATAAAAAATGAGCTGGAAGTTCGTTAAAGATATTCTAACTGAAGACGACAACGAAACATACTGCGTTGCTCGATTTGCTGTACTGACAGGTATTTTAGGATACCTGGTAGTAAGCCTAATCCAAGTGGGCCATAATGGGACCATTAACATGTCTGAGATGGGCATTGGGTTGGGCAGCTTATTGGGCGGTGGTGGTGTGTTAGTTGGCGGAAAGGCGGCTACAGAACATGCTCCTACTCGATCTACTGAATAATTTTAAGATATACATCATTGTGGCTCTGGTCAGTATTTTGGCCGGAGCCTTTGGTGCGTACCGGCTAACTTCCAATTATTATTCACTTGAAATTCAAAGTGCTAGTTTGAAAGCGCAGAAGGAAAAAGATGTTATACAGCAACAAGGTGACCGAATGGTCGCAACGTATGTTCAGCAAATTGAAGAAATTTCAACTAAACGAAACGAACTGCAAAAGCAGGTTTCGGCTGCTGTGGGTGCTAATAATTGTCGCGTTAGTAATGGGTTTGTGCGGCTGTACAACGCCAGCGCCAGTGATGTGCCCTTCACCCCCAGCAGCGCTGATGTTGCCACCTCCGCCACTGACACCGTTACCAGTGAAGTAGCCGAGACGGATGTTTTGAGTATTGCGATTGAAAACAATCTGAAATACGAACAAATATCTAAGCAACTAATTGACTTACAAAACTTCCTAAAAGAACGTGATTCAACAGTCAACCATTGATTTTATTACGGGTGTTGAAGGATACCGCACCAAGGCGTACAGGGATTCTAAGGGTCTTTGGACGATTGGTGTGGGCCATTTGATTAAACCTGGCGAACAAGATCTAATCCATGTTGAATTGACAAAAATGGGTGTTGACAGGTTATTGCGCCATGATTTGGCTGAATGCGAAGAATGCATCAATAACGAAGTTAAAGTGCCACTAAATCAAAACCAGTTTGATGCCCTGTGTAGCCTGTGTTTTAACATTGGGACTGAGCATTTCAGTGAGTCTTCGGTAGTTCGGCATATTAACCAAGGTAACTATTTTCAGGCTGCTGAGGATTTTTTACTCTGGGACAAACCCCCAGAGCTAATAGGGCGAAGAAAAAAGGAAAAAGCATTGTTTGAAAGGGCCTAAAAAGGCCCTTTTTTGCATTAGTAGTTATAGGGAATCTGATCAATTCCTTGTCAATAATAAACACTCTAGAGGACAAAAACATGGACGGCTTCAAAACACTCCCCAAAATGAAATCCGGTGGTAGCACCACTAAGGCTGCAGAAAAGTATTGCGGCGGTGGCATGACCAAGAAAAAAGCTGGTGGTGAAGTGGAAAAGAAAGACATGGCCCAAGACAAAGCCATGATAAAAAAGGCGTTTCGCCAACATGACAAGGCTGAACACGACAAGGAAGACGCCAGCGAGATCAAGTTGCGTAAAGGTGGTCGTGCTAAAAAAGAGGCTGGCACAGTCAAAAAATTCAAAAAAGACGGTGGCGCTGTTTATGGCGAAAAGAAAACTGCTGCCGACTTGAAAGACATTGAGCAAGCTAAAAATTTCAAGCCCAAAAAGCTAAAAGAGGGCGGCTCAAGCGATGTGGTTAAAGAAAAGAAAAAGCCCTCTGGCGATGCAGTTTCTTTGATCAAGGTCAAACCCACAGGTAACAAAAAAGCCGAAGCTGAGTCTAAAGGCGAAAAGCGCCCCGCTCTGCGCGGTAGCGATATACAAAAAGAAAAAAGCAAGCCCGCTGGTGATGCTGTTTCTTTGATCAAAGTTAAACCTACTGGTAACAAAAAAGCTGATGCACCTTCTAAGGGTGAAAAGCGTTCTGCCATGAAGGGCAGTGATGTGAAGAAATTTGCTGTTGGTGGTGATACTGGCGGCGATGATAACGTTGGTAACGACGGCATTTTTTCCAAGCCCGACTATTCAATGTACAAGGACCAACCTGCTGCCACAGTAATCCCTGGCGCAGCTTCGGCTCCTTCTGCTGCAGCCAAAAAGGCCCCAATTGTTACAATGAAGCAGTTGAAAGACTCCGGTTTTGACAACTTGCGCGACTACTTGAATGCCCAACAAGGTTTGACCCGTCGTGGTAGTTCTGCCGCTCCTGCAGCTCCTATGGGTGCTGGTGCTGGTCGTGGTGGTCAAGGTGGTCCTTCTGCTCTTGATATGACCAATCCAAATTCCTCGTCGCCTATGGGCGCTGGCGCTGGCGCTGGTCGTGGTGGTCAAGGTGGTCCTTCTGCCAATGACATGGCTTCTATGCACCCTGCAGACATTGGTTTTTATCAAAACGATGCTTCTGACTATGGCGACAATGACCAGCATCCCAGCTTGGCCGCTGCTCAACA